GTTATTCTATTATCTCTTTCAGCCGTTGTTGTATCTGTATCAGAATATAAATCTGATTTAACTGTTTTAATAATACCTTGATTAACTGTTGGACCAAATAAATATGTTTTCGCTGTGAAATTCATTGAATATATTACTGCTCTTCTATTTGTAAATGCACCATCATAACTGTCCTCATAATTTATACTGTTTAAAATAATAGGTACGTCTCTTTTTATTTTCATTTCAGGCATAACATTTACTGTTACCGTATAATCTGGTTGAAAGAAAGGTAATATTTGTTCTACTATTTGTAAACCATTTTCAGCAGTTGCTGTAAAACAATATACGTTTAAACTTATATTATATGGTACAGGCGTCCAGTTGTACGCCACTTTTTTAGAGTCTTCAAAATCTGTTGTTGATGTTTCTAATAATGGATATTGTACATGACCTGTTGCTGTGTTAGCTTCTTCTAACGCAATAAAACCACTGTCATCTTCCATTGGTATTCTATCCATTAAAGCAACTCTTTGATCTCTAGTCAAAGGAGTTTTTTCATGTTTGATCTTTTGCATTCTAGTTAGTTTTCTAGATGGATCATATGCTAAACCTGCTATTTCAAAACCCATTCTAGGCAAAGTGACTGCAAATGATCTGTCGTCTAACTCTGCTTGTTGATCTAATCTAACTAAAAACTTTTCTTTAGGCGCATATGCTAAAGGTACTTTTATTCTTTGTAATACGGCACCAGTATCCTTATTCTTACTTTCAATAACTATATTATTAAATAGTTGACCAAAAGCAATAATAATCTTTCTTAATCCTTCGTTATAAAACGGTGTGCCAAACATTTATTATTTTTCCTTTGTTTTATGAGTCTTGCCAGAATTTTTACCTTTTTTAAAAACATAATCCATTGTGCCGTTTGCACCAGCAACAACTTCTTTTTTTAAATTTTTAAATAATTGTAAATCTTTTAATTTTCTAGCCTGCTTACCTGTGTAAGCTAATAATGATTTTACGTCTCTCATACTTCGTCTACCTCCCCAAATGGATTTCTTTCTGTGAAATCTAACACATCATCTGCTACAGTCGCTGTATCAAAACCAGCCGCTGTATCTAAATCCAGATTTTGTGCATATGTTGATTGTGTTTGAACGGTAACTTTTGTACTATCATAACTTTCGTTAATCAAGAAGTTAGCATTGCCTGTAGATGTATCGTCTTGTTCAAGTTGAATAGTACCTTTACCATCTTCTAAATGTATTCTATCTACTAATAAGTTTGTAGAATAAGCTTCATCTTTATCATCAATACCTTGAACGCCTGTGTCTAATCCTTCGTTTGAGTATTCCCAACGTGTAACCCTTAATTTGTAAACTGGTAAATTTCCTAATTGAAAGAATGGCTCTTGATCTTCAACAAATTGAATTTCAAAAAAACTATTCATTAAAGGAAAATATAAAATATCTCCTTCGTTTGGTCTACCTTTTACGTTTAATGTTGTTCTAATGTCTACTTTATTTTGAAAACGTCTTTTAGATACCATCAATGTAGTATCTTCTCTAATTTCTAATCCGAACTTATTGATTAATTCTTGTTGACCAGCAAATCCTTCAGTAGTTTCAAAATACATTTCAATAGGAAAAGCATTTTTAAATTTACTATTAACGTCTTCGCCTAATACTAAATCTCTATTTACAATTTCTCTCGGCATATAGTAAATTAAATTACCATATATCTTTAATCCTTCTATGATTAAATCTTCGTAAAGATATTTCTCGGATGCATTTCCGATCCCATCTCCGTGCTGAAAGTATGGATTCATTACTACCATAATTGTACCTATCCGATTATCATGTTCGGAAATTCTTCAAATGCTGTTCTAACTTCCGTTTCTAATTTTTCTATGTCTTGTAGTGCTTCAGAATATATTTGACCACCATTTAACGTCACACCACCAACCATAGTGACACCATTAAATTTAGATAAGTTAGCACCCCATTGTTTTTTAAATAGTGCTACGACATATCTTTTTAACCATTGATCATTGTATACATCTGTATTTGTTGTCGGGTCTAATTTTCTAAAACAATCTATTACCAAATATTCACCAACTTGTAAATCTTCTTTCCAATCCATATCAATGAATAGTTTGTTATCGTTTTGATTAAATCTTAATGGCTTTTCACCTACTAATATATGATCTAAAAAGTCTAACTGTCTCATAACTATATCGTAATTAACTACCGATGTTGAAGAAAAATCATAGAGATCATTTAATCTCATTTGATATCTCACGTCAAATAAATTCAAACTACCTTTACTTGAAAAAGGAAATATATTAGTGACAGATAAAACAGATTCAGGAACTACTAGATAATTTTGTCCTTCTTTCCAAGATGTAGTCACAGAGTTTTTAGTTATTGATTCAGCTGAACTATCAACTGTCATTCTATCATAATCTGTTTGTGTGTATTGATACTTTAAATAACATCTTCTTACTGCATTCATATGAAATTGTGCATAGTATTGGAAAGCCTCGTCCAATCTATCTTCAAGTTGATCATTGTCAACGTTAATTTCTATAACAGGTTGACCTAATGCTCTTAAAGCGTAATCTTTTAATTCTTCTCTTGTTGTTGGTGTTGCCATGTTTATATTTATCCTTTTTTTTAAACTGCGTACCTTATTATTACAATTCCATCTGAACCATTACCACCATATCCAATTCTTCCGCCAGAACCGATAGCTTTGATAGCGGCACCTCCAGCACCTCCACCTCCAGATCCATATCCTGTGGCATTTGCACCGTCTCTTCCTGTGTCAACAAAAGTACCACTATTAAATTGTACTAGACCACCGTTTCCTCCTCCACCAGATCCACCTGTACCACCAGGAGAAGTTAAACCAGTTTGACTTGAAGCAGAATTATTATCAGCACCTCCACCTGCACCTCCGCCAGCATAGATTACGGCAGAGCCAGTTATTGAGTTTGATGTTCCAGCACCACCATCACCGCCAGCAGTGTAAACACCGTTAATTTGTGATTTTGCAGTCGCTACTCCACCAACAGCGCCAGCACCTCCACCACCATTACCACCGTATTGATGAGAATCACCACCATCATTACCTTGACCAGATGTTCCTGAACCGGCAGTATCAGTATCAGTTTCGTTTGGATTTAAACCAGAAACACCACCTCCAGAACCACCGTCTCTACCACTTTGTATATATTTCATATCAGCGTTTGTTGTTCTACTACCTCCACCTCCACCACCTATTGCAGTAAGAGAATTAAATGTTGAGTTTGTGCCGTCTGCACCTGGAGCAGTATCGTTTTGATCTTGACCATCACCACCTTGGCCTATAACTATTGGAAATGTTCCTGAAGATAATGATGTTGAACCTGTTAGTAAACCACCAGCACCACCTCCAGCACCAGCCCAAGATGAACCAGTCATACCAGCACCTCCGCCACCACCTCCGGCTACCATTAAGTAAGTAATAGATGAGCCTGAATTTAAAACAAAATTTCCGTTAGATGTAAATGTGTGAAGCACATAAGTTGTTCCACTGTCTTCATATGTTGTTATTGTTCCACCAGTAGCAAGTGGAGCAGCTACAGTGATTGTATATTGTCTAGTAGAAGTTTTAGAATTTGCTGTTGCTGTGACTGTAAATGTTGAAGTTGTATCTGAACTAACAGCATTAGCAGTACCAGAAAAAGTACCGTTAGAATTAAAAGTTAAACCTGCTGGAATTGAACCTGCTGTTATAGAAAAAGTAATACTATCGCCTTCGGGATCTGTAGCAGTTATAGTTGTTAAACCACTTCCTGCTCTATTTGCATCCGGTAATGTTCCTAAAGTACCAGCAGAAACGTCAAATGTTGGAGCATTATCTACATTAATTTGATCTGATATTGTTCCGGCTAAATTAGAATTACTGTTAATTACTTTTACATCGTAAGGTTCTTTAGCGTCTGCAAATTGATTACTTGCAATTACAGCCGTTATTGAATTTCCTGAATTGACTGTGACTGAACTAGCATTTACTTCCGTTCCGTCACTACCAATAAATTTTACAGTTGCACCACCAGATGAAAAATTGCTACCTGAAATTGTGAAAGTAGTATTACCACCATCGGCACTTTCAACGTTTGTTGGACTTACAGATGAAACACTTGGTGTTGGAGCAAGACTAACATAAGAACTTGCGTCTCTACCTTCAAATAATCCAGTTTCAGAATTATATCTCCATTGACCTGCTGTAGTGCCTCTTTGTTCTGTAGTACCACTAGCAACTTTAGTACCAGATGTACCACTATCAGTTATGTTTGTCAAATTAAAATCTGCTAAGTCTCTTGCCTTTGTCATATCTTCCCTCTATTAACTTGTTGTTCCGTACATAGTTTTTAGTACGTTACCACTTGAATCCTTAATTTGTATATTTGTTGTATTATTAACTGTACTTAAAGTTATATCACCATCAACATCTAAATTTGTACCGTTTAATAACATTAATTTATCAGACTTCCATCTTCCTGTAATAACATTAGAACCTGCTTTTTTATGTGCAAACTCTAGTATGCCATCTTCGCTACCATCACTTGCATCCGAAATTTTTGCCGTAATTTTAGCATATACTACTTCTTGATCGGCGTCATTTTCGCCTTTGAATTTTATTTGTCCTAGATAATCTGCGTCTGCTGGACTTGTTGAATTTCTTTTTAACGTAATAACAGGTCCTGCTGTACTTGAATCTTCTGTTGTTGTGATTAATAATGAATCACTTAAAGTTGTATTGGTTAAACTTGCAACACCAGTAATTGATACTCCATTACTTGTTGTTTCTAGTTTTGCTGAATCTTGATAATACAATGTCACGCCATAACTATCATTGGCATATATATGTTTTAAACCAGAACTATTTGAAAGGTTAAAGTTTGTACTCTGCATATAAATTTGATTGCCTTGTACATCTTTAATAACACTACTTGATCCATCGTGGAGAATTTCAAAATCACTACCTGTTCCAAGTACTATACTTCCATTGTCTGCAAAAGTAAGA